ATCATATCAAACTTGTGTGGCGCAACTGGCTGAATTACAGTACCACCAGACTGAATAGTATCTGTACCAAATCCTCCTTGATAGGTAAGATTAATTAATTTATATAAGTCAGCAGGGAGCATAAAATAATCACGCTCTTCTCCAGGAGAAGATGAACTTACATCTACATATGACAAAGTTGTATTGTCATAAAAAATATCAATTTTATTCTGTATATGCTGGACAGTATCGCCATAGTTCAGAGCTTTTTTGCGAACATTTTGCATTGCCATGGCTTTTGAGTAGTCAGAAAAATATGACTCAAAAATTTCTAGCTGGGCTAGTTTTGCAAAATAATCAAATTCTGATGGAGATACATATCCTCTGTTGTCCTTGTTAAGCAAAAACATAACAGTATTTCTGACGCTATTAATCATAGGATATATTTTCTACAAAAGTACAAAAAAAAGAGGCCGCAAATTGCGACCCCTCCTCCTTTCACGGTAGAACTGTAAATCTATAGTTTATTGGTAATGTTCTGTAAGACATCTAATCCTTCATCAGTTTTGAAAAATGCAGCTAATGCGCTGTACACATTTTCACCGAATGGGGCAATCATTACCTTTTGGCGTTTGTCAGTAGCCCAAGTAACGGTACGATTGTCGTCTTTAATGTGTAGTATTCCCATCTCTACCGCACGTACAGCTAAGTTACGTAGTTTTAAATTTTCATCGTTTAACAAATCCATAAACTCACCTGGGTTATTTCTTGCCCAAATAATCATGTCACGACGCAGTTCTGATGAGGTCATTTTTGAAATGTTTCCTTTAAGAGCAACACGAGCAACAGCCTCTAGGTCGTTGATATCTAAATCTTTAGCAGCAACCTGAGCTTCTAAAGAACTAAATATAGTTTCTACTTCTTCGCTAGCCTGCTTTTCTTTGTCAAACTCCTCAAATTTCTTGTTGAAATCAGGATGAATCATAAGAAATTTTTGCAGGTTTACATTCCATGCTGGAACGAAAAGAGTGCCGTTTTGAAATATAATAGGCTCCATTGTTACAACGCCATCTTGTTCATCAACAAATGGAGATAGTTGATTTGTAGCATATCTAAGAGCTCTATTTAAAGACCCGTCAAAATAAGTTAATGGTTTTCTTGAAGTGTGTTTTACTGCAATCATAGATCGAATAGGGGATTTACTTCCTTTTAAAATAAACACTCGATCTTTTTGCTCTAGCTTTGGTAATACTGTATTGTACCCATAAGCTCTGGTAGTTTTTGTAGACATTTTATTTAAAATTTAATTTGATTAAAAAAAGGATTAGGGGGCGTTTATAGCCCCCTTTTCCCTAACATAGTTATTATTGGAACAATATGAAATTGTTTACTCCCATTGTACAAAGAGCACGCTCAGACAAGAAGTGAACTTCCATTACGTCGCGGTCAGTTGTAGCAGCTCCTCCAGCAGAACCAACAACCCAAGATTTATACTTGCGGTCTTCAGTAGGAGAAACACGATAACGAACGTGTAAGAACGGACGTTTTGCGTTTTCGCCTAATACTTGGTCATATACTGTAGTAGTACCAGCAGGAACTAAGATTCCATCAACCCCTCCAATGTTACCACGAGTAGTAGCATCGTTAAGGTATTTCCAGTCAGACTTATAGAAGTCATATCCGATACGGAATCCAGTGAATCCAAGGTTAAGAGCCATGTCCTCGTCATTGTCAAACAAACCGTAAGAGCTATCAGAAGCTGATGCGTTGTTTTGTGAAGCGAGTACTCGGTCAATTTCAAAGCTAGTTGCACGGTTTACAAACATAACGTTTTCTTGAATAGCTCCTTCTTTATCAAGAACTTTAGCCATAGCTTCAAGATCGTCACGGTCAGTAAAGATACCAGTAGCAACGTTACCATTGTTTTCTACATCGTAGAAAAGACCTTTGGTTCCTTTGTATCCAGCAGTAGCGGCAGCAGAACCAGAAGCAGCAGGCTCTCCTTCAACCATTGCAGTCTCAAGATAGTCTTCGAAACGTAAACGAGTTTCATGCTCAGACTTCAAATACCAAAGATATCCAGAAGCACCATTCTCAGTAGTTACTTCAACCCATCCAACGTGAGCCATTTCAGATCCAGATACTTCGTAACGGTCTTTAATGATGATTGGATTATTTTCTTTAGATTCGAAATCAGCTTCAAGAGAACCTTGCATTCCATCAGTTCCTTTTTTGAATTCAGAACCGTATACAAAAATAGTTACAGCATCGTTGTCATCAAAAGGACCATTTCCGTCAGCAGCAGAAGCAGCATCTAACAAGCTTAAGCTACCAAAAGTAGCAACTTCGATAGAGTCAGCTGCACTAGCATCTGTAATAAGAGCTTTGGCTTGAGCGCCTCCTTCTTTTGAAATGATAATTGTCTGATTGTCGCGGAAATTATGATTAGTTAATCCATCAATAGTTTTTCCATCAGCAGCAATGTCTCCAGAATCTTGAATGTGTAAACGTCCTTGCTCACTCCATTTGATAAGGTCTGAGCTAGAAGGTAATTCAGCTCCTACCATACGTAAGAAAGAAGCAATTGAACGATTTCCATAACGCTCAAATTCTTTTTCGTACAAATCTGGTAAGTACTGTTGTGCAAAAGTGTAATCTGCATTAGAAAGGTAGTTGGTGTTAGCCAATCCCTTTACTGGTGCAGGAGTTAAAGAGGTAGATCCGCCTACGGTTCCAGCTCCTCCAAGGGTGATAGTTTGTGCCATCTTAATAAGGTTTTAAAATTTTTTTTATCGTTTTTTAATTTTCAACCCAGACCCATAATCATTGTCGTTCATAACTCTGAATTTTGGACCAGGCTTCGACGAATCAACATTAGCACGAACATTCATATTTATATTTTTACCATCCTTAACCACTTCGTTTACCGCGTCGGCTTTGCCCTGCTCATAAAAGAACTTAGCGTATACCTGAGGGTTCATTGCCATGTTTAAGGCAGTATGATACTGTTTCGCATCTTTTAAGTAGCCATTTTTATCGACAAAGCGTGAAATAAAATTGTTAAGGTCTGATTGAACCTTAATAACCTCGTTCACATCTTTTGGCTTATAACGCAGCGACTTTTCACCAACATTAAATTCGAAACCTTCGAACTCATCAGTAAAAAGCTCAGACGTTTTTTGCTCAAAAGTTTTTCTTTGACTTTGAACAACTTCTTGCTCCCTAGTTGATTCATCATTATATTGCTTGTAAAACTCGACAGCTTTCCTTACATCCTCAGGAAGAGCCTCGCTACTTGACTCAAGTGGGGCTTTGTACTTATCCTGCATTTGCTTGAAATACTCCTTTGCTTTATGCAATTCTTGTTTTTTCTCAAGAGTTTTGCGCTTGGCATCTTTTTCAGTATCAACATTTTCATTAATACTAAACTTGTCTTCAATTTTATAATTAATGTCAGACTCATCCAGCTCTGGATTTGATTGTCGATAATACTCACGCAATAAAACTGATTCATCATATTCGCTAACATCTTCGTTTGCTTTAATGAAATCTTTAAGACCACGCTTGGTCTCCTGCTTGTACTGCAAATACTTCTCAACTTCTTCCGGAAGCTCTTGAGGGGTATTCTTATTTGAAAGAACGTTGTCTAAATCATTTACACTGATTTTGTATTTATCAGTAAGATATTGATTTATAATTTCTTCTTTATTGGGCTCTACAGACTTTTCGTCTTTTTCGCCCACTCCTTGCAATTCCACTTGGGCTTCTTGCCCTGTTTCTTGGCTCTGTTCGCTATCGCGTAACATGCCTTCATTTGCTTCTTGTTCTTGAACGGCATCTTGTTGTTCAATATTTTTTTCAGCCACAGGCGGCTTTGATAAGTCAACTTTAAAGTCAACTTCCTCGTTTACATTACTCATAATGAATTAGATTTAAATTATTATTGCAAAATTATGTAAAAATATTACATGTTTCCTTGACCCATCATTGCTTGAATGTTTTGCATCAAATCAGATCCACCTTGTGCTTTTTCAAAATCAGTTGCTGGTAAATCTAATTTTCTTTGCTCAATCATTTTGCTTTGCTGAGTTGCTTGTTTTTTAGTTCTTTGATCTTTTCGATCCTCCTTATATTGCTCTCTTCCCTGATACACTTGCGACTCTAATTGCTTTAATTGCAAATCAAATTGATGCTTCATCTGTAATAGCTCCATATCAATTTGTTTTTTAGCTTGCATTTTTTGCATTTCAAGTTCTGCACGCATCTGTTCTAATTGAGCACTAGCCTGGTTTTTAAATTGCTCTTCCTGCATTCTTGATTGAGATGCAGATTGAGCGCTTTGTTGATTAGCTTGAGTTTGCATTTGAATTGCCTTCTCCTGCTTTTCAAGATCAAGTTTTTCTTTCTTGTTCTTGCGAATTTTAAGCATGCTATTGGCTAGAGTTACATTATTAATACTTCTAATATCTATAGCGTCTTCTAATCCAATTTGACCAGACTGTATTGACTGCTGAATATTTTGTTCCAACAATTGTCTTTGCTCTTCATCAGGTTCAATTTCAATGAAAATACCAAAGTCATGAAGATGTAACGTAGCAACATCCCGTATGATTTCAAAATTTTTACCTCCAATCATTTTAGCAAAATCCATAGCAAAATCTGAATATTGTAAAATATCAGATATACGACAAGATAATGCCTCAGCTAATTTCTGAGTCATAAATATTCCAGACAACACAACGTGTCTAGTAGCAGTATTGCTATTTAAAGCCGCTAGTTTTTGCACTCCAACTAAAGCATATTGATCTGGAGAACTTCCATCTCTAGCTTCATTAATACCCGTAACAGCTCTAATCATATTGAGCTGATAATTATACATATTAATTAAACTAGATATTTTTGCGTTTGAGCCGCTACTAGTAAGCTCCTGAATAGGCACTCTAGCGTTATTAAAATCACCATCTTCAGTATAGCTACGCCCAATAACACTACCTGTTTGGAAATACATAGATAATGCCTCAGATGGATTATATGAAGCTCCATTACCAAGGTCTACACTATTAAGTCCATCCGCATCAATAAACACTCCATCAGGAATCATTTTACTGACTACTTGTTGTAGTTTTAGGTGCGTTAATTGTATTTGATCTGCAAAAGGAATCATTCTTTTAACCAAAGAATCAATATTACCTTTTGACATTTTAATAGCAGATACTATATAGGGAGGTATGGTTTTTTGAAATGCAGATTTAGGACGAACCATATTAGACATAAGCTCCCACTGTAATAAGTGATTAGTTCCCAATACGAGAACTCCTTCGTACCATACATCAATACGACGAGAAACACGTTCAAATCTCTCCTGCTGTTCTTCAGGAGGGTTGAATGAAGAATCTTTTTTTAATGGCTTTTCTCCGCCATTTTCATTCTTTTTTACTTTGTATACAATTTCCCGGTCTGTCTTATAACAGAAATATAGTAAAGAAACATTTGCCTTGTCTAGCCCACTAGTACTTTGTAAGTTTTGTGTGCTACGATATCCATCAAAACGACTAGCTAATTTTGTTATTTGCTCAATTTCTTCTTGAGATAAATCTGGATTGATTTTTTTAATTTCCGTAGCATGTACAGATTTTACTTCACCAAAGTAATAACAATCCCTAAAATTAGGATCTTCTGTAGGCGAATACACAAAATTTACAGGATCAACATATTCAATCTTGATTCCATCATGAACATCAAAAGAGTGTTTTAATGCCGAAATACCAAGAACTACATTGTCTTCATCAATACGACGCTTAAGTTCATCGTAGTCATTTAGTTTTAAAATAGCTTTAATAGCGGTTTCTTCGGCCACTTCAATACCTTGCTTGTAATTTAACTTCATATACAAAGCAAGCTCTTCATCTGTTTCTGGTAGCTGATCTTCAGGAAAATTAAAAGCATCAACACCAGTAGTTTTTTTTATGTCGGACAAAATTTGACGCCCGACCATATCTTTTTCAATTTCTTGTTTATCTAATTCTCGCTGATAAATAGAAATATCATCAATCGCCTCAACTTTAACATCTAAAAGTCTATTAGATATACCATTAACAACAACATCTACAAACTTTGGAATAATTGGAACAGGAGTCCAATCTAAATTAAGATAGGACAAATCGCCATTTACGGCTAGTTCGTTTTTGTACTTTTCTACTGGCTGCTCTCCTCTGGCATATAAACGTCTGTTCAAAAACTCAGAACGTATCTCACCATACATGCTGCTTCCGTAGTCCCTAGAGAACCACTCAGACTCAATAGCAAGACCAACACGGAGACCGTACTCATAGGTGTCCTTCTCTTGGTCTGGAACAAATTGATTAGGAAAACCACTACCCGAATTGAATCTTGGCTTATTTATCATGTTTACTTAATAATTTCACTAACAAAACCTTTGTTACTGTATTTTGCAAAGTTAAGATTTATTTGATTACGTTTTTCTTCAACCCTCCCGCGTGTAGCGTGATTAGCCATAATTGCAAAGCCAGAGCTAACGGTAGCATCAAATCGAGTACGATTGTTGATATCATAGTTAGCCCAGTCTAACAATGTGCGATTAAAAAACATATTTCCACACGAACCAAAATCAGAATGATTTTCATCATTTATTACTCCTACGTGCTGTTGTATGTAGCTTTCAATATGCTCTGCGTGTACAGAAATTACAGCTTGTGATGAAGGAATTCCTCCTAACTCACGTTCTGCCTTAGACAATATGTTTTTGTGCTTATCTGGACGATTCATAGAAAATCCTCTATAACCACGATCTTTTAAATAATACAATAACCTTGGCTTGTTGTTTTCTACTAGTATTGGCATTCCATAAAAATGCAAAGCCATAAGCACATCCTCATAAAATATTTCTGCTGTCTGAGGTCTTGATATATATTCAAGGAAAAACATATTTGTAGGAGCGTCCTCCATATGGAACTTAGTCATTCCATGCAAAGAGCCCTTAGATCCACCTCCTCCAACTGTTCCAGATATATCGTAGCTATCGCAGCCGAATGAACCTATATGCTTATTGCCCGGATATTTTTTCCCATTAATAATATCTACGTTATTCATTAGTTTTGCACTAGGAATCCAGGACAAGAAAAAACGACCTTTGCTCTCTGGATTAAATATTACTTCCGTATCTCTTTGACCATTTCTCCAATAAAAATTACCTCTAGTAATAGTGCTTTTAATTGCAAATGAATCATTGTAATCTATCTGCTCATATATTCTCGTGAGATTAAACAAGGTATTTTTTGATTCATCACGAAATGCATGAGACTCTGTTCTAGGAAATTGTCTGTAGTATTCATTTAACGCATCAGGATCGTTTTTAAGACTATCCACTTCGTTTTGCCAATATTCTAATGCGCTTTGGTGAATATAATCACCGTTAGTACTGACTGTCTGTGATTTTGGAGTTTCTAGTACAGGCTGACCATACATATCAATAAACCCTTCCATATTCCATTCCATTGGAATAAACAGGTTGTATAGACCGCTTTTTGTCTGTCCATTTGAGTTTCTGTTACTAGTATCAGAGTCGTAATATAGTTTTTTAAAATTACCACCTCCCTTTTCAAGAGCATTGCTAGTAGACCCCATCATGCATTTTCCAATAACACGACTACCAAGTCTCAAACAGGTTTTTGTTACCCTCCAGTTATTTAAAATATTGTCAGGCTTTTCCCACTTTCCACTTTCGTCATGTACTAGTAGTGCTAACTTTTCTCCATCATAACTGTTGTCACCTGTATTTTTCCAGTCAATAGTAGTATCAAGCCCTTGTAATGTGCTTAGCTGGCTTGTATTTGATATGGATTTACGCGTAAGCTTTGATGCCGGAACACGATATGCTAGTTCAGATTTCGGTCTATCCATACCATCTTGAATTGGTTTGAAAAAAAATGGATAGTTGACGGATATAGGAACAACTTTATCGGTAAACATTTTTTTAGCATCAGCTCCTGTTTTAGACAATATTCCAAATCTAGAGTCAGATGTTATTGTAGCTTGATTTACAACCTCAGCAGATGACATAAAAGAAAATCCAGAACGTCTGTTTTTAAGATAGCACATTCCGTAGCATCGCTCATCCGCCTTACAAGCTTCCCAATAAATAAAAAATATCCTGTTTGATTCGCGATACTCAGGTTTACCTACATCAATTTTAGTCCATTGTAGGTA